GCTCGGTGAGACCATCACCAGTTAGTTGCATACTGAAAGTAGCTGCTCCGTTGGTTGCTGAGTCCGTAGAAATGCTTGCGATAACTCCTACAATTGCGCTGGTTCCTGCTGGTACCTGCACACTTGAGCTAGTAGACTGTCCGTATAGACTATCTAATGCTGTGAAACTGTCTGCGGCGGTTATTGCGCCTTCTCTTGTTCTGTATGATGCCATGTTTATTTCCTTATAGTTTTACGCGGATTGGGCCTAATTTAGCCAAGGTACCGCTTGCGAACCCTTTTGATGCTACTTTGGCAACTGCTGCTGCCCCTAGTGTACCTATAATTTTGCTCTTATTTGCCAATACTGTGCTAGACATACTATTGACTGCGCCCGACAGATCACCGTTAAGTGCCTGTTGTAGGGAGCTTGCAAACCCTGTTGATTGTGCTAAGCTCAAAGCCGTACCGGCTTCGATTGCGCTTACATTAAATGATCGTTTTGCCCTTCTACGTGGGGCCTTTCTGCGTGGTGCCATTTAATAGAAAAGGGGACCCCCTTAATATATTTATTGACGGTTAGGGTTATGTATGCTATCTAAATTTAATTCTTTGCTAATTGTTTTGGTTAAATCTAAACCACAAACACTACAATTGAATATTGGATCTGTTAATCCTCTTGCTAATATTGTTTGTTTACAATCGCATTTAGGACAGTGCCATTTATTCTTATCATGCTTTTCGCGTACCTTCTGCCGTTCTCTCGATATTAGTTTTTCTATTATTACACTAGCTTTTTCGCCGGTCTCATAACATTGTTCTTCTAACCATGCAATATTTTTTACGGTGATCGTAAAAGATTTTGCTACTTTAAATTCTTTTCTTCTGCCCATTAAAATAACCTACTTAATTTTTGATTAACTACTACAGTTAAGCAATGTCTACAATATTTACCTTTTGGCGCTCTGCTGTTTTTTGGAATATATTGTTCGCACCTATCACAGATCATGACTTACACCTTCACTTTCATAATGCTGTTGTACAATTTCCCATTGTAAAGATTCTTCATACTGATACACTGCGTTCTCAAGGTCGTCTAATTTTTCGCCGTAGTAATCTGCATTAGTTACGTTTATTACAGCCCTAGCTTTTCGGTATAACAATGCGGCTGCGTGCATATGTTCTACTCTTATTTTTACCTGTTTCATAGTTGTCACTACCGTTCCAGAAAGAAGCAAGTATATAATATTATATTATTTTATAACTAAAGAAAGAAACACAATACAAAAAAAAAAAAATAAGACTGTATATCTATTTTAATTATAGTAATATTATTTTATTTTAGTCCTTTAATGCCCTTAATAAGTGTGTCGGATGTCTCTTTTTTGGGTATTTCTGGCTTAATATTGCCTAAAACCCCCCCTAATCCGGCTTTATTAGCGGCGTATTCTACCATTAAACTAGTCCAATCATTATTGGCCGCTGCCTTTCTTATTTTGTTCATAGGATCAATATTTTGTGCTTTTTTAGTCATTGCACCGACAGAACCAAAAAAAGAATCTTGAAAGGCTTGTAATTTTTCGTGCATACGATCCTCTATCTCATCTATAACAGGTTCCAGACGAATTACTAACCATCCCTCCTCATCCATTTTTTGTTCCCACTTTTCAATTATCCAATCGCGTAAAACAAAACGGTACAGCGCTAAAATAATTATAATTTCAAACGCAACAAACAGTGGTATGATAAATTGTGTCACTTCCATAATTTGGCAGTGTCGTATCTATAAAGAAATATTGCCTAATGCGCTTAGATCTAAACCGGGTATTTTTTCTAATTGTTTATCTATAAATTCAGTAACATTAAAGTCTGGTAAGTCTATTTGTTTGGCTAAGGCAGCGAGTACGATAGGAGTGACAACTATAGCCACTGCCTTAACCAGTTCCCCCGACGCCTGACCTTCTAAAAAGCTGTCTACGTTTTGCGAGGTGTAAAATTTATCAACTGCTTCTTTTTGTAATTTAGTTACTTTTTGTAACTTGTAACCTTCTGGTATAAGCGCAAACGGCATTATTGTTTTGCCCGTAATTTTGCCTGTACTGCTGGATCAAACAATCCTGTTTGAAAATTTAATGAAGAAATGTCGCCTATCTTAGGAAACTTTGACGGATCTATCTTTACACCTGTAAATGTTTTACCTGTCTGTTTTGGAAAGAACGGTATAACTACATCAGCGCCAACAGGTTTAGATGGGCCGCCACTGCGTGCGCCTCCGGGTATTGTTGTACCACCGCCTAACCCGGGCAAACCAATAGTTATTTTGCCAGTAGGAAACAACGGCGCAATATCCATACTGCCTGCTGCTGGTCCTAATGTAAATCCTTTTGGTATTATATCTGCTGGTTTAGCTACTGGTTTTTTGTCTATGTTTTTAGTTATAGATCTAACTAACGCAAAACCTACAGGTATACTTAGTAAAGCTATTAACTTGCTCACATTAACCCCGACGCAAAACCTTTCTCAACAATGTAAGATATAACGATAATGCGTATGACAAGCTGTTCAAACGACCTCTCACTGTCTAAATACCTGTCCCACATTATTATTTACGTTTTAAACGTAATATTGCACTTACTACTTGCGCGTGTATATCTTTTAATTTGTCTGCACTCATTGGTACTAAACTTTCACTACCGTAACTAAACTTATCTAAAAACAGATCGTAATATGCAATACGTAGTTTTTGCATTTTTGTTAACACTTGTTTCTTTGTTAATTTCTTTTTTGGCATTATACCATCCTCATAAATGCTACTTCTAAATCAGCGCTGCCGCCTGTATTGTTAACTATCTTAAGTTGTAATAACTTTTGGTCTTGTAATACGCTTTGTATTACAAATATATTCCATACGTCAGCATATACCGTGTCGCTAGTATCAACTAGTAAATTAGATATTGATGCACTACTATCATTGCGTTTTAATCCACGTAAAGATTGACCAGAAGCCACGGGGCTTAAGTTAGCAAACCTGTTTGTGTCTGGTCCCATAACTGCACTTATTGCAAGCGCTCCGCCTCTAGTTGGTTTAATTGCTAAAAACATATCAGTAAATCCTGTCATATCAATAAAATTTAGATCGCCCGTATCTGGACTTAACGTTGCGCCGCCGTTTGCAACGGCTACGTGTTTAGTAATACCAAAAAAATCGTCGTCGCTTGATTTTACGCCTGACCATTGCCCATTCTCGTTAACTACTCCAGTATTTACAGTTGGATAAATCGTTTGATTAACATCTATGTAACCTTCGACTGGGGTTTGTGCCACCCCAGCCTCGCTAGTCTGCGAGAATGGCGCGTAAGCCTTTCTCTTTCTATCCATTAATATCCTAAGCGAATACTAGTGTGACTGCTGCTTGTGCAGATCCAACATCAACATCCATAGCGACAGCAATAGCCACTTGGTTAGATGCGGTTACTGGTATTGCGACATCCAAAGCAAACGGCATGTTAGTCATTCCGTTAGATGCTGGTGTACCATCTACGCCTTGACTGCCGATTGTTAATGTTTGTTGCTCGGTGAGACCATCACCAGTTAGTTGCATACTGAAAGTAGCTGCTCCGTTGGTTGCTGAGTCCGTAGAAATGCTTGCGATAACTCCTACAATTGCGCTGGTTCCTGCTGGTACCTGCACACTTGAGCTAGTAGACTGTCCGT